TCCAATAGGTCGCTCAAATCGAAATAAACGCATTGGATTTGCTCAATGATCATCTTAGATACAGTCATGATTTAAAAATCTCCGTTTGTTGAGTTAAAAAATAGCCTCGTTTTACTGGCTTGAATACTTGGATAAATAGCCTCGTGCTGCCAGCTTGTACGCTGGTCTTGCGGGCGGCCTGTCCGGCCCGGGGGGCCGGTGCGTGGTGGGCGGCGGGCGGTTAGTGCTGGCCTTCGTTATAACCCAGCACATAAAGGCGCCGGGCCTCGGCCCTGTCGGCTTCTGCTTCAAGGGCCAGCAGCAGATCAAAATTTTGGATTGCAGCCCGGGCGCGCGCTGCGTTCTTGGCCCGTATGGCCCGGGCTACTGTGTAGCCGGCTTTAATGTAGGTGTGTTCAGTTTGCTTCATGATGGGCCTCAGTTGAATAAAATTTTGCACAGCTGCGCGGTGGTGCGGCCCGTCATGATGGCCAGCTGTTGCAGCGTTAACCCGGGCCGGGGCCCGTAGTAGTAATTAATTATTTCTTGATCGGTCATGATGGGCCTCATATCGTGCAGCAGCCACAGCATGGCGCGTCTTCACAACGGCCCTTTTTGTTGCGGTAGAACTCGCGGCCCGAAAAGTTGTAAACATCGCTCACGCGCGGGCTGGTGGTTGAAAATTGGATTGTGTCGGCGTCTGGTTCCAGCTCGGCCGTTCGGGTTTCGGTGTTGTAAATAATGAAATCCCCGGGGTTTATGCGGGCGCCTGATAGGCTGCACTTCCCGGGGTATTTTGCGCGCATTGTTTTAAGCATGATTCAACCTTTCAAAATTGGAATAACTCGGCGGGCCAGCTTGTCGGTTTGCTTGGCCTTGCTGCCATGGGCCCGGAAACCCACAATAAAATCACGATCGGCCCGGCTGCACCATGGTTCAAAATTCCCGCATGACTCACACGTTATCTCTTCGCGGGTTTGGGCCTCGCAGACCACGATCAGGCGCCCGGCTGGGGTGTGGCTGACTTTAGGTGTATCCATGGGCACAACGGCCACAACGGGCCCGGCGCCGGTGTTGGCCAGCTGGTCGGCGTGGCCGGCATTGTCGGCGCTTAGGTTTATCGTAAAGCCCCAAGCGTTGGCGTGTTTCACCCAGCGCAGGGCCTCGGGCTGGTGTTTGTGCGTGTAGGTAAACCCGCGCCGGCCCCGGTTGGCCTTCACGATCAGGCCCAGCGCGTGGGCGTCTACTGCTTCACCCTTGCCGGGCAGATCACCCACTACAGCAAAGCGCCAAACCTGTCCGGGCGGTAAGCTTTGAATGTGGCCGGCCAGCTGCTGCACCGGGGCGCCGCGCTGGGGTACCTTGTCCCAGCTCATGCGGGTATGGAAGTCTTCACCATAGCAGCCGGCCCGGTAAAGGGCGCAGCCGGGCGGGCAGGTGTCGCGCAGGTTGTAGGTAACTGGCAGCGGGCCGGTTTTACGGTTTCCGCTGTTTCTAATGAATGTGTAAAGCATGGCGGGCCTTTCAGTTAAATGCGGGGCGGTTGCGGTTATCTGTTCGACAATCGCGGCGGTTTTGGCTGGGTTTATTTCATCCGGGCCGGCCTTGTATAGGCGCTCAATGATGGATAGGTCGCGGCCCAGTAGATAGGTGCCGTTGTCGCCGTTGTCGCGGTCGGTGGTGCCGTATTGCTGGCGGTAGACTGTCATCCCCACATTGCAGCGGAAAAAATGCCGGGCCATCATTTCGGCCAGCTGGTCGAGCGCTTCGGCTTGTGCTGCAGCTGTTGGCGCGTGGCGCAGGCCCAGCGCCCGGGCGGCCTCAATGAAGCCTTGAACGCTCGCGCGGCCCCCGTTCCAATGTAGATATATCGCGGGCGCGTTGCGGGCGGTGTTGAAAGTTAAAACGGCTCTGTTTCCCATGGTTAAAACCCCTTTGTAAAAATGTCGAAGTAAGCCAGCGCGCCCATAGTGAGCAGGCCGGCGATGATCAAAATTGCTGCGAAGTCTGCACCGGCTGCAGCGCGTGACTCGGCGCGCTCGGCGGCCGGGCTGTAGTGTTGGCGGTGTTGGTGGTGTTTCATTGGTTCCATGGTCGGGCCTCAATAGTTGTATGACACGCGCAGATGAACGCGATATTCGCGCGCGCTGGTGCGTTTAACGCTGGCGCTGGTGCTCGGGCACCCGCAGCAATCGTGCTCATGCCTGCAGCTGCTGCCGCCCATGGTCGCGGCTATGGCCCGGGATAGGTCGCGGCCCTTGAGCTCGCGCGGTGCAATAACCTTCGCAAGATAGGCGCCGCCGTCATCGTATCCGTCCGGCTCGCGGGTCATGCGCTGCTGTAGCAGCTTGGCCGTCCCGATATGGGCCCAGCTGTCTAGGCCGGCCCAGCCGTCCCGGTAGGTGCTGGTTTCACGTTCGAATAATTCAAGCTTGGACATGGTCGGGCCTTTCAAGTTGTTCGTTAAGTTGCTGCAGTACGGCGGCGCGGGTGCCGGTGAATCCCTCTTTTTTGAGGATTGAATAAACGCTCGGGCCCCGGCGCTTCATGCCGGCTATCTCAAGCTTAAGCGCGGCGCGCAGGGTCGCGAGCCGGTAGCGCGCTATCTGGTCGGGTGTTGTGAGTATCATTGTTTGCCTTTCGGTTGGTTGGGGGTTATGCATCGTCAAGTAATAAGGCGGCGCGCTCGGCGTAGTCGGCCCGGGCTTCGCGTTCGAGTTCGCGCCGGCCTTCGTGGTCTAGGTCGTGCAACTGGTCGCGTATCTTCCCGAGTCGAACCTTGGCCAGCAATACGGCGCCGCTGCCAATATCCCAGCCGGCGGCCCAAGCGGCCCGGCGGTCGGCCTCTTCGGCCCGGTAGTCGGCAAGGGCCAGCTCTTCGAGCGCTTCCAGCTCTTGAACTGTGGTGTTTAGGTTCTTAAGCGCTGCCAGCTGTTGGCCGATACCCAGCCCGGCCAGCGGGCGCGATACGTTAGGCCAGCCCTCTACAGCTGCGGCGTAGTCTTTACCGGCCAGCACAGTAACGGCCCGGCCTTTATGCTGCTGCAGCTGCTGTTCAACCATTGCAGCCCAAACCCGGCGCTGGTGGGCGCTCATGTCGGAGAGGGCGCGGTTATAGGGCTGCAGCTGGCGCGTGGGGCTCACGGCGCCGTGTAGGGCCGAGAGGATGATTACATCAGCACCGGCGCGCTCGGCTGCGGCCATGGCCAGCTTGAACGCTTGGCCCTGATACAGCTCTGCAGCTGGTGCAGCGTGGCCCAGCTTGGCATTGCTGCAAGCGATAAGGTAAAGAGGTTTCATAGAGTGCCTTTCGGTGGTGGTTAAAACATGAATAACGATTACATGATGTCATGTGTTGACTTGTCAAGGGGTTTTTTTACAGTTAATGCAAAATAAATTGGCCGGCAATAATCCTGGTGAGGGGTGAGCTGATAGGCCATGATGGCCAGCTGGGCCGTGGTGGTTTGCATTGCTTCGCGCTGTCTGCTATGTTCGGGATTCTTATTTCATACCCATTGAAAACACCATGGTTCAAAAGTTAACACGCGCGCAAATAAAAGCCGGCTTTGATCAGGTTCCCATTGAATCATTGCTATCGAGCGGAGAGGGTAGAACACCCAAGATCAGCAGCAAGGCTAAGGCCTTCGCTCATGCCGTGGCACTGGGTAACACTAAGGCTGCAGCATACCGGCAAAGCTATAACCCAAAGCCTGCCAAGTCAACCATTGTGACGGCGCCATATAAGCTCGCGGCCGATCCTAGAATACAGCGTGAGGTCGAAGCCTATAAGCTAGCGATTGAAGCGGAGAAACATCGAACCCCTGCACAATTGAAGGCCCTGCTGGTGCAGCAGCTGGTAGAGCACACACTAAACCCTGAGTTCCCGCCGGCCCAGCGCATGAAAGCGCTGCAGCTGATCGGTAACCTATTCGAAGTCGGAGCCTTCCTTGAACGTAAAGAGAGCACCATCGTGCACAAGAGCGCAGACATACGGGCTCGCTTACTCGATAGGCTGCAGGCCCGGGCGCCCAGCGCTGGCCCGGTCACCGATGCACTTGAATTGATGGAAGAAATCCGGGGTAGCGGCATAACGGAAGCAGCCAGCGGCGCACCCACCGCACCCGGGGCCCCGCCTGCAGGCCCCCGCGCGCCGGGCGCCCTATCACATACTGTTTC